TTGCGAGCAAAAAAAGTTCGCCGATAATCTGCCGACTTTCTGCCGACAATCTGCCGATGTTCTGCCGAAAAAATGCAATTTCAGGGGTTATATTGGTATTGTGGAATTTGTAAGAAAGTTCCATTCCCTCAATATGAAATGTGTGGCTGTAACGTATATGTACGGAGAGGGCGGACAGTTTACCGTGCAGGGTTCGATTCCCTGCCAGCCACGTTGTGTTTTAACGAGCACATACCTTCAAGATATAAAGTATTCAAGTGGACTGCCGCCTGGTGGTTAGTTGTGAGTCCGATTCTCACAGGCAGTTTTAAATCAAGGCAGTCGGAGGTGATATTATGAATTTAAAAGAGGCAACTACTAAAGAGCTATCCGAAGAATTAAGCTCACGTTTGGGAGTTCAAACAATCTTTTTGAAGCTTAATGAAAAGTCAAAAATCACTGTAGGAGACCGAGAAACGTTTAACTTCGATGGTCCAGCAGTGATTCTTGTAAATATGGATTAGCGTATTTTAAAGAAGGGATGTTGTTTGATAAAAGCGTGGAAATATCGGCCTTTTGAACCAGCATTCATCAAGCCCTGATATTCACCAGCAGAAACTCCCTGGTACAAATAAACTCCTCCACTATTGAATAATATCTCTAGTTGTTGGGTATTAGGGTCATAACCAACGGCACTTAGGTCACTAGAGCTAACGGGGATTAAATTCATAGTTCACCTCCTTTATTTGATTTTATACCTTAAAATGCCTAACGGGGTGGAAAAATGATAGACAGTGAAATGATAGGCACTGTTTATCATCTAGTCCGGGAAATTACTAGTGCAAATCTAGGCTCTGCTATTAACTCACAGATGATTTATTTTATCGAAAATATAGTTAAGTACTCGAGATTCTCTGTTTCTGTTAACGCAATCTGTGAGTGTGACCGGTGCGTGGAAAACGCCGGCTTTTATTTTGCAATAAAAAAGCATCAGGAATTTTCCAAGTGTTTTAATGTAAGATAACAGTATGTTATAAAGGAGGTGGCAATGTGGCCACATTAATTATTTTAATCCTGGTCATATTGCTGCCGGCTGGGATTGCTGAGTATGGCCGTTATAGGGGCTGGTGGTACTGATGACTGATCGTAAACATCCATATACGCCTATGAAGCAAACCGATTACGGCTATGTTTCCAAGGAAGAACAACAGATTGATAAACAATTGGATAGAGACTTAAAACAGCGTCTTCACAAAGAGGGCGCTTTTAATTGGCACAAAAAAACCCAGCCGCAGCTGGGAAAAGGAAGTGGGAAAAAGTTTTGAGCGTAAAATCCCACTCCCAAATTTATTTTACCATAAAAGTGGAGGGATCATTGATTGGGCAAACATAATAAACACACGAAGTGTCATAAAAAATCCAAAATCAAGGATCGCAAGCGTAAAGCTTTACAGGCACGTAAATTGAATGAGTTTAGACTAAAAGGAAAAGCCTGTATAGAGGCGAAAATAAAATGAGATACGATGAGTTAAGAGATTATTTTAAACAAAAGTCTCCAAGCAATGACGTTAAGATGAAATATATTTATGCGCAGGGAAAGCTTATAAACGGGGTTGCTAAATATTATATTGATGGAATTGAATTTTTGATTATATTTAGTTCTGAGGCTCAATTTGCTAGTGGTGTTATGTATAGTTCAGAAGATATTAATAATATTAATTCCACATTACAGACACCATTTAAAGAACGGTTAACAGACGACATGCGACATAAGCAGGAAAGGATGAGGGAACGTGCCTAAGGTAATCCTTAAATATAAAAAAATGACCCCGTCTGCCATGGCACCACATCAGGCACATCCAGATGATACCGGCTTTGATTTATATGCTGATCAAACTGTTTATTTTGCACCATTCGAAACGAAAAGAATTTCTTTGGGGATTTCAATTCAGTTAACCAAAGGGTATTCAGCTGAAGTTAGACCAAGGTCAGGGATGAGTCTTAGGACACCATTAAAGTGCATTCTCGGAACGGTTGACCCTGGCTATCGTGGTGAAATCATGGCGATTTTCGTTAACTTATCTAATCGGCCTAATCAAATTAACAAAGGCGATAAGGTTTGCCAGTTGGTTATTCGGCGTGATGTCTCAGTACAATCTATTGAATGCGACAAACTAAATGACAGTGACCGTGGTAGTGACGGATTCGGTTCAACTGGGAGGAATTAAAATGACAAAAATGCTCAATTCAGGTGATCAAAGGTTTAATAAATCGGCAATCGTCAGCATGATTCAAGACGAATTTAGTACGGAGATAAATAAGGCATTGAGAGATGCCGTACTGGACACAAGTGCTGTTCAAAAGAAGCTAGATAACGGCACGATTGACAAGGGTATTCAGCAGGCTGCTGAGATTATGGCCAAGTCACTAGATACAATTAGTCAATATGACAATGTCAATGAAGATTATCGATACTTCTTCGCGCTAACAGAGACCTTTGGTAGCAATATCACACCGCCATACCGTGGTGAATAATTGTGTTGACTTTTAATACATAGAATGTAGGAGGTGTGGTGATATGTGATGAAATTGCGGCCTAAACAAAAGGCTTTTGCTGAAGAGTATGTAAAGCTTGGCAATGCTACTAAAGCGGCGCTTAATGCAGGCTATTCAAAAAAGACTGCGGCGGAAACGGGGTCAGAAAACCTTAAAAAACCCCATATAAAAACATACATCAATCAACTCATGGCTGAGATTGAATCACATAAGATTATGGACGCCCAGGAGGCGTTGCAACTACTTACTCGGATAGCAAGAGGGGAAGAAAAAGAAACGGTTGTCGTGTCCACACAGTTCGATGTAGACACCATTGAAAAAGAAGCAGATTTAAAAACGCGAATTGCCGCAGCTAAGGAAATCCTAAAGCGTTATCCGGATAGCGATGATTTACTCAAAGCACAAGTTCGACGGGCTGTTGCCGATGCGGAGATTGCTGAAACGAAAGCTAAGGAAATTCAGAAGGTTAACCAACATGATGACAGTACGATAGTGGTTGATGATTTGGAGGATACGGATAATGACGGTGAAGACTAAGCAAATGATTAAAATATCTCAGCTTGTTAATCCGCATTTTAAGAAGATGTGGTCTACCAAGCGTTCTTACATCATCGCTAAGGGCGGCCGTGGCTCTTTTAAATCATCGACAATTAGTTTAAAACTGTTGACTATGTTGAAGAAGCAGGCTCAGTTGGGTCATAAAGTGAATGTCGTCTGCATTCGGGAAAACACGGTTAATCTGCGCGACTCTGTATATGGTCAAATCTGCTGGGCAATTGACAAGCTCAACATGACGGATGAATTTAGATACTCGGTATCACCAATGCGCATCACCCATATTTCATCGGGCAGTGCGTTTTATTTTTACGGCGGTGACAAACCGGAAAAGTTGAAGTCTAATACCATTCAGAATGTCATTGCTCTCTGGTACGAAGAAGCGGCCAATTTTAAGAGCGCTGAGGTCTTCGATCAAACTAACCCGACTTTTATTCGGCAGAAGTCGCCCTGGGTTAACGATGTAAAGGTATTTTATAGTTATAATCCGCCACGAAATCCATATGATTGGATTAATGAATGGATTGCCCTACAGGAACAGAACCCACAATGCTTTATCGATACCTCCACATACTTAGACGATGAACTGGGTATCACTCAACCACAGCAATTGGCTCTAATTGATACCTACAAGAAGAACGACTTAGAGTATTATAAATGGCTTTACCTTGGGAAAATCATTGGGCTGGGAACTAACGTCTACAATATGGAGCTGTTTCATCCCTTAACTAAATTATTTGATGACGACCCATTAGTTAATCTTTACTTCTCAATCGATGCTGGTCACATTAACTCAGCAACTACTTGTTTAGCAATTGGTGTGACTGCTGAAGGCAAAGTTATTTTGCTGCACACGTACTATTACAGCCCTGAACATCAATCACGTAAAAAAGCGCCAAGTGACCTGGTTCCTGAAATTAAGAGCTTCGAAGATTCGATGGACTACCAAGTACCAATTGGCAAACGAACAATTGATTCGGCCGAAGGAGCACTTCGAAACGAGTTCGTTAAAGAATATAACGAAGTTTGGCATGGGGTTGCTAAGAGTGATGAGGCAACCATGATTGATTATGTATCATCATTGTTGGCACAAGGGCGTGTGTACTATCTTGATACACCAGAAAACCAAATATTTATCAAACAGCATGAGCAATACCAATGGGATGAGAAGACGGTTCATAGTGACAATCCTAAAGTGGTCAAGGAAAACGACCATACTGTTGATGCGTTTAAGTATTTTGCCATTGATAATGCCCGTAAATTGGGACTGAAAATTGATCCACATCTCAATGCCAAAGTTAAATTATTTAAGCGAGGTATTTAAGTAGTTATGAAACAAAAAATTGATGACATCCTGAGTAAACATTATCCAAACATTCAAGACACCTTTATTTCTGGTAGAGATGCTTCAAAACTAGGCTGGACAAATGATAATGCGGTTAATTTATCTGGTAGTGCTTATCTAGATGATAATGACGTTTTTCATTATTCAACATCTCAGAATATTAAAGATAACCCAGTTGATTTGTATAACATGATCAATACTCATCGAACACGTTTAGCACCAATCTACGATATGAAACGCCAATATTATAAGGGACGTCATATAAACATTTTGAACCGGAAACCGACACCGCATGGTGATCCGGATAATCGTAGAATTGTTAATATGCCTAAGAAACTAGTGGATTCATTCAACGGTTACTTTATTGGGACGCCGGTTGATATTGCATATCAAGATCCCTCTGAGGAGGAAACAAGCGAAAGCGATAAAGTTAATGACTTGATCACGGCAATGACTAAACATCAAGTCTTGGACGATGTCTTTACAGAAGCGTCTAAGTGGTCAAGCGTCTATGGACGCGCTTATTTGTATCTCTATACTGATGCGAAAGCATATCCCCATATCACTTTTCTAGATCCCTTAAATACGTTTATTGTCTATGACAATACGATTCAAAATAAGCCCTTATTTGGGGTAACCTACAGTTACTATCCGGATAGCAAGGGCAACGAATCGTTACATGGACAGCTAATTGAAATTGATGATACGGTGCCGTTTAGTAACTCTGCTACCAGCGATGCCTCTTTAGTATTTGATGAAAATCCCGATCCAGACACTGGGGTAGACGATAATTTGGGACATCCCTTCAGTCAACTGCCCATTGCCGAAATCATGGACAACGAAGAGCGGATTGGGGTTTTCGACGATACTGTTAGTTTGGTTGATGACTTGGATAGTGCTGTTAGTGCTAAATCTAACAACTCTGACTCATTTGCGGCTAGTATCTTGAAAGTTATTAATTCTGAACTTGACGATGATCAACTTAAAGAAATTAAGCAGTCAAGAGTCCTTAACCTATATTTGGATAAAGCCTGGGCTGAATCTGATGAGTCTAAGGCTTTACCAACGCCGGATGCTGAATTTATGGAGAAGCCATCTGGTGACCAACTACAGGAGAATCAGATTCAACACGATACGGACTTTATCTATCAAGTTGCTCAGATTCCTAATCTTGACAATATTGATTTTAGTACCTCAGCCGCACAAGCACTTGATTTTAAAATTCACTCCATGAAAATCAAAGCGCTGAACAAAGAAACCAAGATGAAAAAGGCACTGACTCAAATATGGGCGTGCGCTTTACAGGCACAGGGGATTAATGTTGATGACGTTGATAACTTAGAGTACACCTTTAACTTTACAATCCCGCACAACTTGTTAGCTGAAGCACAGACAGCAAATGAGTTACAATCAACCACTTCTCAAGAAACGGCGATTGCTTCTCTTTCAAATGTTCCCGATGCTAAAAAAGAAATGCAGAAAATTGCCGCTGAACAAGATCAACTGGCACAACAGGCGAAGGCACGCACGCCTGACCCATATGCTGATAGTAATAACAGCCAGAATGATACTTCACAGACTAAAGGTGATGATTAATGAAGCCGATTAGTGAAGCTCAAGAGAAGAAGTATATTGCCAAACTACTTAAGAGTGATGAAGAATTATATGGTCGAGTTCATGATGCCTATCAAGTGGCATTACAAGAAATTGAGGATCATCTTAATTTCTTCATTGCTGAATACGGAGTAGCAGGTCTATTAAAATACGTTGAGCTGTTAAAACGGGATTCCGATGCTGATAGACGTCGTTTGCTTCATTTTCAAAGGGCGACGCTTAAGGATGCTGATCCTCAATCTCAAAACAGATTTAAAGAATATAGCAGGAATGCACCAATTGATCGGTATCATACTTTGAATTCTTTAATTGGGTTCAGCATTGCCGGTGCTACCATCGCTACGATTAAATTACTTGGTCGAACGTTAAACAGTGATTTTAAACGGGACGTTAGTCGTCAATTCAATAACGATCGTTTAGCTAAAAAGGTTGGGGCGGATGTCGTGAAAGAAGCCAACATTACTAAGCGAGAAATCTTACGCAATTCCGAAAAGATCATCAGTACAACAATTAATGGCAATCAATGGAGCGACAATATCTGGCTCTACAACGATAACCTCGTTAACAACGTCCAATCATTAGTGGCTAAATCATTGCGAGCTGGATTAAAACAAGCAGATGTCAACCAGTTATTTCCGAGTATTCGTACGGCTAAACCACAGACGATAACTGGCTTATTTGAAACTAATGATGCTTATATCAGACGCATGATTGTTACCGAACGAGCGCGCGTTTTAGACAGAGCGACAACGCAGGTATTTAGGTCGCAAGGAATTGCTTACTTCGATTGGGTAACTCAACCAGGAGCGTGTGATAAATGTGAAGCAATTGCTGAAGATGGGCCATATGCCGTTAATGATGCAAACTCTCCAAGCATCCCTGATGACTCCCACCCTAACTGTCGTTGCACCAAAATAGCACACGTTTCGTTAGTTCCATTATTAGGCGTTGCTGGCGCCATAGCAGCAGCTGACCATTCAAATAAAAATCAAACAAGTAATGATGAGCAATGAGTAAAAACTTCATTGCTTTTTATTTTGTCCCAAACATGCTTAAGACATTAAACTGCGCAAGGAATTAACAGCCGACAGGCTATAAACGGAGGCAACACATGGAATCAGATAAATTAAACATGAATTTGCAGTATTTTGCTGACGCCGGCCAAGAAGGTAGCCAATCCCAACCCGGTGCACAAGGTGGAGAAAGTGGCGAAGGTGGCCAGAATGCCAACAACAATACCGCAACAAACTCTGGCAATCAAAACGGCCAACCATCTCAAGACTTTATTAAGAATCTTGTCGACACTGTCACCAATAATGCCAATCAGAATCAAAACAATCAAAATACTAATGGTAATAGTGATCAAGCTGATAATGATGACACATCGTCAAAAGACAATACTGATGATAATAATGGCGATAACAGTAGCAATGACAAGACGTTTACGCAAACCGAAGTTGATAAATTGCTCAAAGATCGTGAATTTCGTGCCCGCAAAAAAGGTATTGAAGAAGGCAAAAAAGCTGGTAAGAGTAACGCTGAAAAATACGCACAAATGACCGACGAAGAAAAGCAGCAGGCACAAATCAAGGAAATCCTTGAAGAAAACAAGCAGCTTAAAGCTGAAAAGAATCGATCAGATATGCGCAGTGAAGTGCTTAACCAGCTTAAAGATACTGGATATCAATTTACCAACGAGGATGTTGACACACTGGTTAGTGACGATCCTGACACAACTAAGCACAATGTTGACAACTTCAAGTCAATGCTTGATCGAGTAGTTAAGATTACCAAGAAAAACATGTTTAAAAATAATCAAATTCCAAATAGTAATACACAGCAAAATAATGCTGCTCCTAGTTTTGGCGAATTAGTTGCTAAAAAAACGCTGGGAGATCCAGATAGATTTAAAGGAAAATTCTTTGATAAATAGAAAAATAGGAGATGTAACCTATGGCTGATACACAATACTTTGCCAACTCTGATCCAAGAGTTCGGCAAGATTTAACCGTTGGCTTACCCGGAACAATTGACAGTTCAACTGTTACCGCTGGTTCTGATGGCAAAAAAGTTATTTTACAAGGTACTCCAGTCGGTGCGGCGGTTGACTGGCTAAGTGCTGATCAATCCGCAAGTGTTACCAAATTATCAGAATTTACGGGTGCTGAAGGACAAGTATTTGCAGGCGTAGTTGCTGCAGACACAGATGTTACTGCTGGAGACGCAGACGTAACAATTTGGTTTGAAAATGTTTATTTGCGTCAGAAATTACTTGATAGCACTGTTGTGGCTGCCTTACAGGCGGTTGCTGGTAAGGCCCCCGGTGTTAAATTAATTAATCGATAAGGAGATGTTATATCGTGGCAACCGCATTTGATTTACTAACTTCCAATTACCTACAAGGCTATTGGAACACTAATCCGCAATACACAGCTCCCTATTTGATGGAAGCTTTATTTACCCCAACTAAGCAACAGGCCGATAATGTTAAATTAATTAACGGTCAAGATTTGTATCCAGCACCACTTGATTTAACCAAAGAAGATTCAGCGGCATTGCCTGTTGAACGTGGTTCACTTCAAACTGGCACATTGCCAACTTACAAATTTAAAAATAAGTTGAACCTCAATGAGTATGATTTTAAAGATTTAAACAATGCCATCGCATCTAATGACGAAAACTTGGTTTTGACCATCACTAAGAAATTGTATGATGATCAAGCTAATTTGCTTTTGCGGGCTCGATTTACGCGCGAGTACTACGCCGTCCAAGCACTTTTGAACGGCAAGCTGCTTCTGGGTAATCAACTGGCAGACTTTGGCTATGAGTCATTCCAGAATATGAAAGTTGCTAAAGTATGGACCGATGATTCTTCTAATCCATATGATGACATTAGTAGTGTTAAGGATACTGCCTCACAGAAAGTCGGGACTGCTTTAACCCGAGTTTTGATGAACTCAAAGACGATGTATATTCTGATGCATAACGCTGCATTGAAAAACACTATTTTCTCTGGGTCCGTTTCGCCGCAAGGAAATATCCTTACCCAACCAGTTGTTGAGCAGTGGTTCTCAGCGTTCTTAGGATTACAGGTAGTTGTTTATGACAAAGGATGGAATAACAACGGTACATTTGAAAAGTTCATTCCAGATGGCAAGATTATTTTCTTACCAGGGACTGCCAATGAACCGATTGGGCAAATGAACTTTGTGGAAACTCCAGAAGAAAGCGTTTCGGTTTCAGGGACAACGGTATCTATTTTTGACACTGGTGTTTCATTATCAACGAGTGCCTCCTCTGATCCAGTAACTGTCAAGACCATTGTTGATGAAAAATTTGTACCAACCATTACCGTTGCCAAACAAGTATTTATTCTTGACGTTACAACGGCTGCTTAAAAGGAGGAATTGATATGTTTCCAGATCAAATTGATACATCAAAGAACTTCTCCGAAAATGGCAATGTGTACTACATTGTTCAAGAAGGAGACGAATTGTGGGCAGTCGCTACGGCTAACAACACCTCAACACGTATGCTTGCTAACCTTAACCGGATGTACCCACAAGAAGATTTAAAGCCTGGAAAGAAACTTATTATTTCAAAAGGTGCTAAGTAGAAGGTGATCACATGGATTATCCGTTCGACCAAAATGACGTTATTGCCAGTGTCAAATCCTTATCTGACGTTGAACTAAGTGATGATATTCTTAATAGCTTACTGCCAATTGCTTATGGATTGCTTAAACCATTGAATATTCCCATTAATGACAAGTTCGTTTGGAACCAAATTATGGAAATGAAGATGTTATCGCTTATCTGGATTAATTCTGACCTTGGAAAGGGAATTCTAGTGGATAACTTCAAAGATTTACACACCCAATATAACGGGAATGCAGTTAACCAATGGGAAGAATTATTAAATGATTTCCTGATCCGGTATGGATATTCAGGTTGGAGGATTAAACTTGGATGATTTATTCTCAGACGACAATCGATTACCTGAAATCAAGGAAGAGTTTAGAAAATTGAATCATTATATGGTTGAAGTTGGTGTAATGAAGCCCGTGGGTAATAAGTCGTTAGCATTTATGCAGATGATTGCTACGGTTAACGAGTTTGGCGCTGAAATATATCCCAAGAATGGTCCATATTTAATTGTGCCAATGAGGGATGGTACATTTTACAAGCTTAAGCACGTCAAAATACCAGAACGTTCATTTTTGCGTGATGGAGTTGATCTAGGGATGCACAAAATTGTTTCATGTGTCGAGGACGGATTAGCTGGCATCATGGGTGGTGATATGACAGCACGAGAACTATATGAAGCTGTAGGATTACTGATAGAGCAGCGCATTAAAGATGAAATAGTTCTTAAAACTAGTCCTCACAATGCTGCTTTAACTATTGAAAATAAGGGAAAAGACGATCCTCTAGTTGATACAGGCGCACTCCACAAGTCAATTGGTGTGAAGGTGATAGAAATATGAAATTCAGTAAAAAGAGTTTGATCAAACGTTATGGTATTCCGATTAGAATATATCAAAATACCTCATATACTGACGGTGGAGCAACATTAACGGGAGATTTCTTAAGAACTGATTTTCGTCAGCAACCATATATTGACGATAGTGAACCGATAACCCCAGTTAGTCCTAATGCCGCTGCCGATGCCAACCAAATAATCCTTACTGGTGATGGTAAAAGTGTCAATTATAGTCACGAATGGTATTCAATGCATCTAAATGTTCCTTTGGGAACCGTCGTTGCCATTAAAAATGGTGATGATGATACTCAGTGGGAATATCTTCAAGTCGTTGGTCAAGACCCATATTATGGTATTTCGGATGCATGCATCTATTATCTAAGGTCGAACAGTCAGGAGGTGCAAAGCGATAATGAAGCGAACGATCAATTGGCAGGAAATACTGGCAACAATGATTCAGGAGATCCGTTCTTTAACTAATCTCGATGAAAAACATGTTGTTGAAGATTACTCCATTGGAAATAAGCCATCACTTCCCTTCATTACTGTGCATCCTCGTGGGAGTATCGTGATGCCTGTACAGCACATGTATCCCATGCATGAACCAGTAGACACTCATCTGTCTATTGTCATTCATACGGCTAATGAATCACGTGGATTAGACCTCATGGATAACCTACAAGCTAATTTGAGAGACCCAGAAGTTCACTATCAGGTGAAGCAAAAGGGAATCATCATTGTTGATGTAGAAGATCCACAAGACAACAGTTTTATTGGGATTAACAATTCCATTCAGCAATATGGATTCGATTTGGTAATTAGAGTTGAACGCAACTTTGAATCAGATCAACCAACTATTGAATCAATTGATAATAACAACCAAAGTATAAATAGAAATTAGGAGGAAACACAATGCCTATTACTAATGAACCGCTTGGCCCAGTGCATACAACCGTTAAGCTTGTAACGCCAGTTAAGGACTTGGGCGATCAAATTCCAAAGTATTTAATTGAAGATCCAGACGCAACCGAAGCTACTCAAACTCGCTATAACAGTCTTCAAGAAGTTGGGGACGACTTTGATCCAGACAGCTTGGTATATCTCCATGCTCAAGCAGTATTCGGCGGCCCAAATCCACCGGAAGCAATTCTAGTTGTCAAGGCAGTCGCCGAGAATTCATTTGTATCACCTACAAGTATTAACGTCGATCAATCCAGTGTAACGGGAACAGTTGGTGGAACTACTAAAGTAACTACTACTGTATTACCGGCAACTGCAACGGATAAGTCAGTAAGTGCCGTATCTGGCGATACTAAGGTTGCAAGTGTATCGCCAAACGGTGATGGCTCATTTACTATTGCATTCAAGTCAGCAGGTAATTCAACTATTACTTTCCAGACTGGCGTTAATGATGAAATTACCACTACAACTCATGTTAGTGTTGCAGCAGCCGTAACTAAAGTTACTGGTGTAAAGCTTGATAAAACGACATTATCAGGAAAAGTTGGCGGAAATGATCAATTAACAGCAACTGTACAACCTTCTGGTGCAACTAACCAGGGGGTTGTATTTAGCTCATCAGACGATACTGTAGCTACGGTAGACAAGGCCGGTAAGGTAACGTATGTCAAAGCAGGGACTGCTGTTATTACCGCAACTACTGAAGATGGTGGGTTCACCGCAACTTCTAACGTAACAGTTTCTGCAGCGTCTTAAGGAGGATAATAAAGAATGACAAACTCAGATAATTTAATTGCCGCTGTTAAAAAGTTTTATAACTCTGGCGATGAATATTTAATTCCAGTTGGAATTGATAAAAGCAAGATTCCAGCATTATCGAATTACATTGAAGCCCAGAACACCGGACTGTTGC